ATTACTACAAGTAGTAAATAATTGCCCCGCTACTCCGGGATCTGATCCTGAATGTACTGTAGCCGCATTAAAGCTACCACTAATAGCTAATACACTATCAATAATATCTCTAGTAGAAGTTGCAATGTCTTGAGATTGGGGGAATCTTAGATTTAAATCGATTGTTTTTTTGTTTTTGATTGCCATAAGTAAGATTTATTAAAGGTTCAATAATAAATATAAAAAAAGGGCCGCTTACGCGGCCCTTTCTAAGAGAATATTAATCAGCTCGATTAGACTAACTGAAGATCATGGCAGATAACCTTACCGTAGAAGTCAGGTCTTACCATCTTCTTAGCGTAACGAGTCATGATACCCTTTCTCGGTGTGAATGACACCGGGTCATACACGAGAGGAGTCATGATTAACGGGATATAGGGGGCAAATACCGCACCTGTTTCGAGGAACTGGTTACCCTTGTAACCCATTAAGATTACGTTTTCAGTTAAGTATGGGTTCTTGTAAACCGTGTAACGTGAGTTAATAGCACCGATTTTCTGAACACCCATAGCGTACTTGTTAGAATCGCCAGGAGAATCAGCGGCAAATCCAGGAATTGATTCGAGGACCGTGCTAATCTTAGGTGAAACAACCATAAAGTTAGCGCCACCACGAAGAGTCTTCTGGTGAATAGTGTTGCTAACAGATTGGAGTTTAACACCTAAAGTTTGGAACCAAGACATTCTAGTGTAGTACTGTGAGTTAACTTCACTAGTAGTATCAACGATACCATTGCTGTCTAACTCTTTAGCGATTGCAGCACTCCAGTGTTGAGTAGTATCAGCATTTCTGATAAGCATATCGAGTACTTCGAGGTCAATTTCCATTGAAATATATTCAGAAAGAATAGACGTTAATTCTGCTTCAGCATCAATGCTGTGGTAAGCATTTAAATCCTGAGCGAATTCTGGTGTCCATTGAGCCTTTAACTTACGAGTTTTCGCAGTTACTGTTTCACTTCTTAACTGAACATTGATTTCTGGGATATCCATAGTGGATACTGAACCATTAGCAGCGAATCCTGAAGAAACACCTGATACTCCTTCCTCAAAGTCACCTCTGTCGTCGAGGTTATCCGGACCTTTCTGGTAAAGAACCTTAACTGTATCGTTAGTAGCGATATCATTTGAAGATGAAACAACAAAAGTGATTTGTGTTCCAGCAGCATTCATTGTAGTAAACTCGTGGAATACAGTGTCGACTTTTGAAGAGCTGATAGTAAAGGCTCTAATACCTTCTACATCTACATCATCTAAATCAGCAACCTGTACTGTAAGAGTGTTGTAAGTGAATGAACCTGTTTGGTTTAAGAATTCACCGTTAAAATTAACATCAGCGGCAGTAATTGAACCTGTGATAAACTCATCGGTACCGATGGCATCTTTCTTAGTAAACTCCTGAGAGTTTTCATTGATTGAGTAACCATATCTACCAGCACCATATAAACCAGAACCAGGTTGTCCTGAAGCAGGAACTGTGTTAGTTTTTAAGTCAGAAGCAGCACCATATAAGCTATCACCGCTAGCCTGGAGTCTGTTGTTTGATGCACCAGGCTGGTTAGTACCATACTGGAAATCTAAGTAGAAGATAAGGCCTGAAGGTAAGTTCATTGGCTGAACAGACACGAGGTCTTTAGCAACGATCTCACCAAATACTCTTCTTACAAGGGGAAGAGCAACACCAGCCCAAGCTTCACTGTTTGCACCGTTAGTAATGCTAGTAGCAGTACCTGTTGAGCTAGCCTCATTGACTAACTGTCTGGCTTGGTTCTCAAGGAGAACAGCCATGTTTGCTTTTTCGCTCTCGTGGCCATCAAGACCTTCTAAGAGACCGGACTTTTCCCACTTGCCAGCCAACTTAGCAGCTTCATTCTGCTGGTGTTGGAGCGGGGAAGCGCCCTCTAATAATGTATTAACATTCATGTTTTCTAAAATTATTTGTTAATGTTTGCAAGTTTTTGGAATCTTGACACTGTCTCGTCAACGGATTCCGTTATAACCTTTTGTGGAGCAACACCTGAAGCTTTAGAAGCACGTCCTAAACCTTCTTTAATTGCTCTTTTTTCTACACCAGTAAAGGCAAATGACTCTTGAAGAGTTTCAAATACCAATTTAGCTTCACCAGTTGTAGAAGATTTGTCTAATGCATCAACTACTTTAACCTTTTGGGCCTCAGTAAGTGCATTAGCTCTAAATAGTTTGTTGCAGTAGAGGAGTTTACTGTTTAAAAGATTCATTTCAGAGATGGTTTCTTTAAGAGAAGCAACAGTGGCAAGGGCTTCTTCAAGGTCTTTTTCAACCTTTTTCTTACCTTCTTCCATGTCTTTTTCTTTTTTCTTACCTTCATCCACATCCTTATCGTCTTTTTTACCTTCTTCAAGGTCAGCTTCGATTTCAGCGATTAAAGCATCAATATCAATTGATTCTTCAACGTTTTCAGAAGTTCTAGCGGTAGCAGCACCTGATGCAGCAGCGGCGAATGCTTTAGCTGCTTTCATAGCTGCCATAAATTGTTCGTCGTCTTTTAACTCAGGATTGGCTTCAAGTTGTTTTTGGTAAGAAGCATATACGTCAGCAGGGAAGCCTATAAAGCTTTTACCTAAACCTTTAGCAACGCCTAATACCTTATCAGCAATACCTTCGTCAAGATCTTCGTCTTTTTTACCTTCCTTCATGTCATCATCGTCCTTTTTGCCTTCTTTCATGTCATCATCTTCATCGTATGACATTTCTTCAAGCTCAGCCATGAGTTCATCAAGATTGATTTCTTCGTCGACGTCGTCTTCTTCGTAAGACATCTCATCTACTTTGTCGTCCTCATCATAAGACATACCTTCGTCGGTAGCTTCCGCTTCCTCCTCAATGTACTCTTCTTCGAGTTCAACATCTTCTTCGATCTCTTCTGCTAATTTAGCAGAGAGCATGTTTTTGATTTTAGAGTCGAACGCTTCTTCTAATGCCATTTTAGCATTTTGCAAAGCGACTTCTCTAACAGCTTTCGCGTCAGCGATTGCTTCTTTTAATAATTCAGCCATTTTTTAAATTGTTTTTTAGGCCTCCAGTAAATAAAATACGGGAAATAGAGATTTTAGTATCTCTAATAGGGATTTGTTTTAAAATCCAGGGACGTCATTTTAATATGACGTATGCTTTTTCTGGAAATAAATATGAAAAAGATTTGGAAACCAAAAAGATTTATCGTATCTTTAGGAAAAACTATTTATACTATGATTGTTTTAGTAGCACAATACCTTTTAGTGGGAGTAATAATCGCATTCTTCCTTGAATTAATTATTCGTTGGACTGATCAAGAAGTTGGTCATTTAGAACGTATCCAAATGATTGTAGCATGGCCCATAATGGCTATAATTTTTGTGTATAATTTTATTAAAGGGATGTTTAGTTAACATTTACACATCCCTGTATTATCACAGATAATATCACGAATAATATTATGAACGTTATTATAATCCTTAGTAGGGTATTCTATACCTTCTTTTAGTTGTTGGGGGGTTAATGTAGCCCCGGGGGTTGATGGAGTAGATACTAGGTCAAAACATAGTAAATCAAAATCTTCTTGTACCATTAATACTCCATCTGAGTTTTCTTCAACTGAACCCATTCCGCGCGACGAAATACCAACTGGCACACCCGCTTGGAATAATGATTTAGCAATATTACCTGCTGGGGTAGGAAGGATTTCTATCTGGCCGTGTACGTCATTTCCATTCCACCAACATTTATTAATTTTATGGGATACGTTATTTAAGTTAATAACGGATGAATCAGGGTGGTCTAGTTCACCTAAGGCATTATTTTGTTTGACAGGGCCTTCAGCATATTTTTTCATTTCCCTTTCAAGGATAGTTCTTTCATAGATACGACCATTATGGTTTTTAACACCTGCTCTTTGGATGATGCCCTCTACAATAAGTGGACCACCTGATTTAATTGATGATTCTACTAATAATCTATCAACTTTTAATGGGATAATATCTATTATTAAATTACTCATCTTCCTTGTCCTCTATTTAATTTTCTATAGTTTTTAGAATTTTTATGGTTACTATGCTTAGTTTTAGCATGGATACCAGGTCTATTTACTTTACTATTGCTTTTTTCAAAATCAAATGCGTTAATTTTTCTTGCCATAACTTTATTTTTTTACGGGTATATATCCGAGGCGCTTAGATTGTTCAAGACCTCTATTTTTTTTATTTCTTTTACCTCTAAAGGCATTAGGTGTAGCATAAGCTTCGCCAGCACCAGCAGTAAAACTAGCACCAGTACCTGTAGTTGAGGCTTCTGATAATTCGTTTTGGATAAGCTCACGAATAATAGATCTAAGTTCTTCTATACTCATTTTTGTACAGATTTTAGTTCATTAACTAATGAATAATAATTCAATAAATTAATTACATTATCATCATGTACAGATGATTTTTTACAAAGAGGTTTAATCATATTTTTAACCTCTGTTAGTTTGATTTTAGTAACTTGATCGGTATTTTGAGCGAGGGTTTCTAACTCTGCTTTAACGGTTTCTATTTCCTTATTTAAAAAAGCTTTAAGTTTAGGACTATTAGAAACATTATAAACATATTCTTTTAATAAATGTCTTTGGTTATCTGCTAACCCAGAATATTTTTCATTAAATTTTTCCATTAACATTTTATATGTTAATGCCCTAGTTTCTTTGTCAAATTTTTCATATTCTTCCATAACCATTTCTTTTTTAGGTTTATTAGGAAGATTTTTATTAGTGATATGTTCTAATATAGCTACTTTAGAGTCTACTATAGACATAGGGTTGGCATTTTTATTCTCTAATAAATTATATACACTAGCATATATTTTATAATTAGGAATTTTAGCCTTAAAAAAGTCTTCTATATTGTACGTATCCTTTATTTCTCTAACGAGATTGTATCTTTCTCTTCTTAATGAAGATTTATTTAACTTAGAATGAGCACTAATAAGGGTTTCAAGTAACACAGTAGCGCTTGCTTCTTTATCAAATCTCTTATTGAGGAGGGCATGATATATTTGATACTCTTTTAATAAATTGGAGTTTTGCCCGAAAAATTTTTTTAAGATACCTACAGCCTTTGGAGATGTATTAGAAATTGTTTCAGACGTAATTTGTCTAGTTAACAATTCAAATAATATCCCAGTATTTTTGTACTTGGAGTGCTTAGGTTTCATGCAATAAATATATTTATTCCTATATAAATATGTAAGGAGTTCTGAGGATTACTCTTTTATAATATTTTCTTCGTCTAATAAAGAAGTTTTATTTTCTTCGTTTAATACTTGTTTACCTTTTAATCTTTTAAACGATAATTTTTTAAGTATTCTACTATTTTCTTCTAAAGCGAATGTAGAAACATTATTAGTCCTATTAGGAGTGTCGTCTGCTGTTAATCCAGCTTTACCTAAAGGATCTCTACCCATATTAGCCTGATCTGTATCATAACGGCTTAATTTTATTGGGGGACGACCTGGTTCATTTTCATCGTATCCATCAGGGATATCTTTAATGGTTTTATCTCTTTTAGTAGAATATAAATTAGCTAAGTCATGAGGAGTACCATATGATTCACCTGATTCTATAGGATCATTACCTTCATTTTCTATTTGATTAAGTCTAAATATATGAGCTGCATCATCTAAAGCTTTATTACGTTCATATTCAATTTCTTGATCTGAAAGGTTAAATATATTTTTATAAATAAAGTCCGAGGATAATATTTTTTTATCAGTAATTGAGTTAGCTAATGATACCTTGTCAGTATATAGTTGGGTTTTTTCCTGTTCAAATACAATTGATGGGCCTGTTAGTTCTAATTCAAAGTCTACTAGGTCTGAATCGGTAAATCCTTGGGTATATAAGTGTACTAAAGCGATTTTATGTAATTCTGAGACTATAGTTCTTTGTAAACGTTCAATTGTGCGAGCAAAACGGATATCCATAGCAGCTAATGTTGATTTACCTTCAAGATTTTCATCATATCCTAAAAACGCTTTAGGAATTTTAAGAGCTGCTAACATTCGATTCTTTAAATATTCAATATCAGTTGTACCATCATAATCAAGACCTTTTGTTGTTTCAATTTTAGTTGATGCATCATTACCTCTAACTGGGATATAAAAATCCTCAGTCATATTTTGAATATTAAATTTTAAGTTATAATCACCCGTATTTTGATCTACGTATGGAGTTTTTTTCATTTTAGAAACAGTGCGTTCCATAAATTGATCAATTTCATTAGGAGGAATACCACCTACATTCATGTAAAAAATTCTTTTTTCCGGGGCACGCATAATTCTGTGAATAAGCATCGCATCCTCCATCAAAATTAATTGTTTAAATACTTTACGAGCGGGTTCTAGATATGAACGACCATAAGGAAGATAGGAAGCATCTGATAATAATCTAAAGTGCGCTACCTCGTAGTTTTCGAGTTTCATTTGGTCACTTCTTCTAGCACTGTAAGTGTTAGATTGTGATAGTCCATTAGGGTCTAATATAAATTGAACATAACTTGGGTTTTCAGGGTCCATACCCTCTTCTCTTACTACTTGATATACAGAAAGTGGTAAAACATTATAAATACCAAATTTTTCTGAGATTTGCAAATGTAAGTAAAAATCTCCATACTTACACATTTGGCGAACCCAAGAAGGTAAATTAAATTCTACATTTAATACATCATAAAATAAATTATGGAGTACACGTTTAACGTTTTCATTAGATGATTTAATTGTTAAAACATCCCCATATTCATTTTTAAGAGTTGCTTCTTCAGAAATAATATCAAGTGCAGGAGCAATCAATGAATCATAATCCATAGCTTCATAGTCGCTATAAAGCTGGAGACGCATAGATGAGTAGTTAAGTGTTGGGTTGTACTGTAAAGAGGAACCTACAGGTCTATGTAATCTTGTAAATCTATCATATAGTGAATTGGATTCTAAGTTACCGTATTTTTGAATACGATCAACATCCATCACTTTTAATTGTTTTCCTCCGACATTTCTTATGATAACATCGTTAGAAAATAATCGTCTTAATCTTGTAAATAAGCTAGTATCTGCCATATTTATTGTTTATTGTGTGTGTATAAATATTTAACCTAGAAGCCAAGACAAATCTTCATCTTTTCCTCCTACTTTCATTTTATAAGCCTGTTTAGGGTCATTAATTTGTGTTGTACTAAAGAAAGGATTATAATTGGCTTTTGATGTATTTGCAAGCATAGCTTT